TGTCATAAACTACAGCCTGCTACTTGAGGCGCTGATTGAAGAACGGCGAGCAGAAGAAGAACTCAACAAAAAGAAATCTTTTTCTAATTTGAGTCAGAAGCATCACATAAAATGCTCGATATAATCATATAGACTATAAGAATAGATTTGCTAAGTGTAAAATACCATGCCCAAAAAGCGCCAATCCAAGCAGGACCGCGAAGAGCAACAGGCCATCGAAGCCATGCAGCAGGACCCGCTAGGAGTCATACGCGATCTGCTAGGCTCTCCTCTGTGGAAAGATCAGGAAGAAATCATACTTGCGGTTAAAGATAATCCTAGAACGGCGTGGAGATCTTCACACGGTATTGGCAAAACGTATATTTGTGCTAGGCTTGTACTCACCTTTTTGTATAGTTTTCCTTACTCAATTGTACTTACAACAGCTCCGACATGGCGTCAGGTAGAAGACCTGATTTGGAAAGAAATACGGTCTGCATATAATAATTCTAATATTGATCTCGGTGGGCAGATTGCGCCCAAATCTTGCCAACTTTCCTTAGACGGTGTTGAGTGGGCTGCTATCGGTTTATCAACAAATATGCCCGACCGATTCCAAGGATATCACGCCGAACATCTTTTAGTAGTTGTGGATGAGGCGGCGGGAGTTGGTGAGGATATATTTGAGGCTATCGAGGGCGTCTTAACCTCAGAGCATTGCAGGCTAATCTTAATAGGCAACCCAACAAACATAGGCGGCACATTCTATCGAGCCTTTAGAGAGTCTGGATGGTATGTAGGTCATACCTCAGCCTTTGACACTCCCAACTTTACGACCTTTGGTATCACCGAGGAAGATTTCAAAAAGGGTACGTGGGAAGAAAAGATAACAGGGCCACTTCCGGCACCTTATCTTATCACTCCTGCCTGGGCATATGACAAATATGTTCGATGGGGCCCAGGACATCCGGCATATGCGGCACGTGTTGTTGGCGACTTTGCGGAGAAAGGAGAGAACCAAGTCGTCCCACTCTCTTGGATAGAAAAATCTATGAATTTGTGGCAAGAAACACAACCATTAAATACCATTGAGTAGTTACTTATAAGTATGGATCTACCAACTTTAGAGTGTAAACGCTGTGGTCATAAGTGGCACCCCCGCAGCGATAAGTTGCCCGATATATGCCCAAATCCAAAATGCAAGTCACGCTATTGGAACAAGGAACGGAGAACGAAAAAATGAAAGCTAAATTTATTTGCTTTCAATGTGGTACAGAATTCGAGCGATATGAATCTGAGATGCGTAGAAACAAAAGTGAAAGGGTTTACTGTTCTGCAAAATGCCGAAATCTGAGTTGGATAGGTTCAGGAAATCCCAATTATGGACATACCAATTCTCAAGAAGTCCGAGAAAGAATGAGCCGAAATCATAAAGGTGTGATAGCTTGGAATAAAGGGTTGACCAAAGAGGATTCTCCTTCTATAGCCAAATATGCAAAGCAACTGGTCGGGAATCAGTTTGGAAAGGCAAATAAAGGTCATGGAAAACAGAACATCGTCTTGAGGAAGAGAAATCTCGAAAACAACCCCATGAAGAACCCAGAGACGAGGGACAAAATGATTGCATCAAAAAAAGGTAAAATGGTTGGAGAAGAAAACCCTAATTGGAATGGTGGGACATCTTTCACCCCTTACTGCCCAAAATTCAATAGGACGCTCAAGGACTCAATTAGAGATGAATTTAATAGGGGATGCTTGATATGTGAGAGGCCCGAATCAGAACTCAAGAGAAAGTTACATGTTCACCATGTTGATTATGACCGTGAGCAGGGCTGCAATGGGAAGAAGTGGGCATTAGTTCCGCTATGTGGTTCGTGCCATACTAAAACTAATTATAACAAAGGTTACTGGATTGAGCTAATTAACAGCTTATTATACTCAAAAAGGTTTAAAGTGATTCTATGGCTTTAGTAATGGGGGCAGATATTGCTCGCTTCGGAGACGATTTAAGTGTAGTAGCGATTCGCGATAATAATCGAATCCTTGAACTTATCACAATGGAGAAGCTAGATAACGTCGAAGTGGCGGGCAGAATTCAGGAACTCGCGAGAATCCACAAACCAGACCTCATAAATGTAGACTCGATAGGTTTAGGGGCGGGTGTGGTTGATATCTTAAAGTCAAATGACTTGCCCGTTCATGGTGTAAATGTGGCTGAGCCTTCGGGCATCGTAGATGAGAAAGGCAACCGGCTTTACGCAAATCTTAGGGCAGAACTATGGTGGACCCTTCGTGAAGCGCTAGATCCTAAGAACCCAGAACCGCTGCTATTACCACCCGATGATGAACTTTTGGCGGATCTGGCAGCACCGACGTTCAAATATAATCCAAGAGGGCAAATACAGATCGAGCCCAAAGAAGATACAAAAAAAAGGCTCAAACGAAGCCCCGATAGAGGCGATGCAGTTATGTTGACCTTCGCACATCCTGATGAACAGCCTGTTTATGAAATCGTAGGCAGTGCTCCGGTGGTGGGTGGGCAATATGGGCAATATTAATCAAGTTGGTGATAACAATTAGACCAAAGACACACAAGAAATTTCCCAAGGCCCTCAGAAAGCGAGCGGTGAAGGCAACGCTTCCTGAAGGCTATTCTTACGAACTGTCCTGTTCAGCAGATATCGATAAGCACTATTAGGACCAAGTACGCTCAAAGTCTATTTGATACGGTAAAAGGTGACTATGGCCCGTCAGGATACTTTTTCACAATTCCCGTTCGACTTATCTAACCTTTTTTATAAGTTATATAGATAAATAAATAAACCAGGAGGTATCAATTACCCCTAAAGATACTTTTGAGGCCGAATGTCGAAGAGAAGTAGGAGACCACCACCCAGACAGATGAACGCTGCCGCGCCCGCGCTGCCCAAAGCCAATTATGACGTAGTTGGATCACCTTATCCTGTCGTGGCTTCTCAGCCTTTCAATTCCGTCCCTCAATTTTCCTACAATGCCAAAGCCACGAATGCCAGCTCGATAGTCGCGGCCTTTTCTGTGCCCCCTGTGCTTCAAACTCTGGTGCCGTTTGCTGAAGCCGCATTACCAGACGTCGAAATGATAGCCCATGCTCCAAAGGGCGAAAAACCGAGCGACCAGCAGGTCCAAGAGGCAGAAGCAATAATAAGAGCTATAAATAAAGTCGTGGACCCGCTAGATAAGGCTCGATGGGTTCTTTACGATACCATAGGTTTCAGGCACTCGCTTTTCAATTATAATATCATAAATGACCAGGGCCGGAATGTGCCCGGCGCTTTCATTCATCTTGCAGCTGAGAGTTTCGCGCAGAACCCCTCAAGCATGACAGACCAGGATCTTTATTTTAGAGATCCCCTTTTGAGGGGCCTAGTCTTCGACAAGACCGCTAAGGTTCAAAGATATTTCCAGAAACAGACCAAGAGCGGCGAACCTGTCGAGATTCCCGCCGAGCAGATATTACAATGCACTTATGAACTTCCTGGTAACGAATCCATATTAGGCGCCATCCTGCCTACTATCTACTTCTGGAACATATGCAGACGCTCGCTGGGTTTGAGCCAACATAGACTAGGAGAACCCAACGCCGTCATAACGACATCAGTAGAAGCTATGAATTGGTGGGCAGAACATGCATCAGGCAAGGGTAAGCCAGCTCTAAAGAACGGTTTGCCCCCCATGATTTGGGACTATCTGGACCAATTGGTAGCCCTCCAGAGCGCAGGCAACCGGCAGAACCTCCCGCCTGGCAGCAACCTTTCGTATCCGCCTGTCAACATGATGAACAAACCACAAGAGGTGGAGCAGTATATTGAGCGGTGTATATTACAATCTATAATGCCCTCGAAGATGCTCGATACCCTTGGAGGTGCCAAACTTTCCAGTTCGGGCGGTGCTGTCCTAGAGCTGTTCGTGCTTCTCACGAACAGCAAGCGTAAACTGTGCGTTGGTGGCCTTGAGAAGTTCTATACTACGATTCTGGCAGACCTGAACGGCTTTACCGATTGGGAGGTGACCGCTAAATGGGCCTCGATAGTGCCCGAAGACGTACAGGCCGAACAAAGCAGCATCAGGGCAAATCAGCTCCAAGGCATCATGACAATAAATCAGGCTCGTAAGGCGCAGGGGTTGGACGAACTGCCCCATAGAGCGAATGTGCCACCGGGCTATACGGGCGAAACGCTGGAAGATCTATATGATGAATACCGATTGCTGCACGCGAAAACTGCGCCGGGTGTGGTGGCTTAAATGGATTTCTTAACGCTATTATTCGTGATAGTGCTGTTAGCTATTGCTTATGTTGTCCTGAGAGGGTCAGGATTTTTGAACCGGGGGCCTCCATTACCGTGATTATGATTATAATGGCAATAATAATAAAAGAAGATAGAGAGGTGTGAGGATACATGGCAAAACAACCATCGGCTAAACAAGTCGCGGCAAGAGCAAAGTTTACTGCTATGGTAAAATGCGAGGCGAAAGCGAACAAAACCAAAGGGAAAAAGTGAAACTTCCCGAAGGCGCTCTAAACGTATTCAAGGCTAATGGCTTAAAGGGTATGACGAGTAGCGAAGTTAAAACAATTCGACCGGCATTAATCGATAACTGGGGGTCAAAAAAAGATTTTATTGCCGCTATCAAAGACCCAAATTTCAGCGAAGAGCGTCTTTCGGTGATTTATGATAACGAGACCCACTTAGCAGGACTTGAGGCAAATAAAGTTGATGCTCTATCGGGCGGTATGGAAACTAAGACCTGGATAGCTGGCGGCGATAATGTTTGCCCGGAGTGTGAAGCGATGGACGGTGAGAGTGTGGGAATAGATGAAGATTATTCGAATGGAGAAAACGTGGCTAATGCCCACGTAGGATGTCAATGCGAAGATGCCTTTGGCAATCCCAAGCAACACAACCAAGCGAGCACCGTGAAAGTATTAAATGCCTCTTGGAATGGCGACCAGGCAAAGAATCGTGTTCTAGCGCACTTCACCAATGCAGACGCTAAGATAAGCAAGAAAGGTGCTGCCCCTTGGTTTGGGCATGTAGCACTAGGCGATGGTCAGAACAAGGACGATTATTCTTATCCGCTCGGCGACATGGCAGGCGATAAGCCTACCTATATCAAAGAGGGTCTACAGGCAGCTTTCGGAGCTGCATCAGGCGCTCACACAGGCATGGTCAACAGAG